GCCGGTCTCACTAAAAGGCAGGCTGAGCAAAACGCCGCAGAAATAGTACTTAAAACTGACCCTCGTTTTATGAATAAGAATGGAGGACCCGAGTCTAAAAAGAATAGAAAACAGGGTGAAAGAACTTCTGACCGCCGAGTACGCGGATCAGAGGAGTCCGGAGTGGCTGAAGAAGAGGGAGGAACTGATAACAGCGAGTGACGTGGCATCGGCCATCGGGGACAATCACTATGAATCACCCGATTCATTTATAAAAAAGAAGGTCCTCAAGACTCAGTGGGCCGGAAATGCAGCCACTGAACATGGGACCCGTCTCGAACCATTCGTACGTGAAATGTACGACCAACGATACGGGAAGAAAACCCATGAGATTGGCCTCGTGCAGCATCCCGTCTACCCTTTTCTGGGTGGTTCGGCCGACGGTATCACAGAGGACGGCATCTTATTGGAGATAAAGTGTCCTTTGACGCGGAAGATTGAGCCTAAAGTTCCCAAATATTATTTACCTCAGATTCAACTCCTGCTTGAAATCCTGGACTTTGAGGAGTGCGACTTTGTCCAGTACAAGCCCGGACCTCCCGAGGAGTTTGTTCTTGTGAAGGTCAAGCGAGACCGCGAGTGGTTCAAGGCCAAGCTGCCCATAATGCAGTCCGTCTGGAACCGCGTTCTGGCCGGGCGTGAAAAGGGCCTCTGTGAGATTGTGAATGACCCTGAGGCTTGGGACCCCGGCTTTAAGATTCAAATCGCATGTGAACTACAGGAAGATGGGGTGCCCTCACAAGCAGAAGATCCTCAAGTGCCGGGAGTGTGAATGCATGTGCTGCACGCGTTGCATTCAGCTTGAGGTCCACCAGTGTCCCAAGTTGAATGAACGGATCCGGGTTGACAAGGATAACCTCGCCAAAAAGTTGGTAAAAGTAGAGGCCAAGAAGGTTGTGTCTTTCTAGACTCGGTGATCTCAACTGCTCCGCAGTTGGTCTCTAGAACTTCTTGCGCCACATGAAAATCAGAATTAAAAGAATGACCAAAAGAATGAGCAAGTCCTGACCCCGGTTGACGTGACCACCCCATGACCACTTCATAGCCGGACGCTCCCACGTGACGCTCAGATCTGGGTACTCGAACTTGCGCGCTGGATACCCGATAAAGGGCGCGGGGCTGGGCGCCACCTCGTTCAGGAACATAGGACCTGAACGGTTGAGATGGCGCGGCAGAAAGTGGTCAGTAGACGCGTCGGGGTTAGGGTCCCCATAGTTGACGGGAGTCTCATCGCGTTGGACAGTGTAGGTCCCGTCCGGGCCCTCATAGAAACCGCCATTACTTGGTACGCCAAATGTATCGGACCACGTATAGGCGTCAAAGCCATCAATTTGAAGGCGATCGTCTATCAGAGCAGCACTCGCCATCTAAGTCACACTTACATTTTTTTCCCTGGGTTCCGGTTTATAAAACTTGTGAGCAACCTTCTCTCGATGGAGCTCCCACATGACGTCCAAGTCCACGTTTAACATTGAAGCAAGTTGGAACAGGTAACTGAAGACGTCGCCCATCTCCATCACAATGTCCGTACCCCGGTCCTTCTTGAGACCGGTCTTGCGGTAAATACGCTGATTCTGGCGAATACTTGATGCTAGTTCTCCTAGCTCTTCATTGAGGAGCATCCATACGATGCTCACGGGCGCTTTGTCCCAGCCCTTGGTCCGGCACATGGTGGCAGTTTCATCACGAAACCTATTCATTGATTATTATGCGCCCCAGCCGTTTAAGCCTGGTTGAAGCGACCGATGAGCTTTCGGTTCGTAAACACAAGCCAGCTGCACGCGAGAAGCATCACGACCTCTATGGCCATTTTTATGTTTTCAGTCTGGGACTTTGACTTTCCCTGTGTTTCAGCTATGGGCTCGACCACGACATTACCGAACAGACGGATGGTCCGGTCTATCGCGAAAAAAAGGAGAAAACCAATCAGGATGTCATCCAGTGCCCGCATACTCTAAACTGAGAAAACTTACATACCGTAGCGGTTGTTGATGGGAATCTTCTCTCCATATGTGCTCGTGCTCGTAGGGGCCGCCAGAGGGACCGGGTTGGACCCAATGTCCTTCATGTAAACTAGCTGCTGTAATACGCCAGTCATCACCATACGGCTCGCCTCGCTCACCACGGCCGAGTTCATCTTGCCCACCTGGCCCCGGATGTCCTGATACTCGTCATAGGCCATGCGGATATATACGGATTTCATAATAGCCTGAAGATCCGAGTCGCTCTGACGGTCAATTATATAACCCGTCTTGCCCTGTACGTCACTCGTCAGGGCCGAGTGGATGGATTCCCGATTAAAATCCGAAAAGAAAGCGTTACCAAGAGGCGTGGGCAGGTACCGTGTTGCCATTGTAATTGACCGGATAAAAAAACCAGACGCCTTCTTACTAATGAAGGTCATCAAGAGGTCTGGGCAGGAGGTCGAGATGCTCTTTGACAAGGTGACCCAACGTATTCAGAAACTCAACCGGGCCCCTGAGTTTACCGTACTGAATGTTCAGCCTGATAAGGTGGCCCAGAAGGTCTTTCAGAGTATGTACGACGGCATCTCCACCTCTGAAATTGACAACCTCAGTTCCGAGGTGGCCATCGGTATGATTACCGAGAATCCAGACTATGAGACTCTGGCCATGCGCATCGCTGTGAGCAACCTCCAGAAGACCAGTCCCAAGTGCTTCTCGGACTCCATGCTGGCCCTTCACGCCAAGGGGGTCGTGTCGGACGAGTTCATGAAGTTTATCAAACTCGAGATGGATGCATGGATCGACCACAAGCGTGACTATGACTTTGGATATTTCGGCATCAAGACCCTGCAGAAGGGCTACCTTAACCAGGGGGAGACTCCACAGTACCTCCTGATGCGCGTTGCACTCGGGGTCCACGGTGACGACTACCCTCGCGTCAAGGAGACGTACGACCTGATGTCCCAGCGGTACTTCACTCACGCCACCCCCACGCTCTTCAATGCCGGTACAAACCGGCCTCAGATGTCGAGCTGTTTTTTGGTGGCTGCCAAGGATGATTCTATCGAGGGCATCTACGACACCCTGAAGGAGTGCGCCCAGATTTCCAAGTGGTCGGGAGGCATCGGCCTGCACATCAGCAACATCCGATCGAACGGCACACCCATCAAGGGCACGAACGGCGTCGCAGATGGTATCGTGCCGATGCTCCGTGTCTTCAACAACACCGCCCGGTACGTCAACCAGGGTGGCGGGAAGCGCAAGGGGTCGTTTGCAGTGTACCTCGAGCCGTGGCATGCTGACGTCATGGAGTTTCTGGAGCTGCGCCTCAACCAAGGCGACGAGGAGGCGCGCTGCCGCGATCTCTTCACGGCCCTTTGGATCCCAGATCTCTTCATGCAGAGGGTGGAGCAAAACGCCGAGTGGCACCTCATGTGCCCACGCGAGTCTCCCGGGCTCCAGGATGTGTACGGTGAGGAGTTTAACGAGCTGTACCGCATGTACGTGGCACAAGGCCGGTACAAGAAGGTGGTCCAGGCGCGCGACGTGTGGGACGCCATCCTCAAGTCCCAGGTAGAGACCGGGACGCCCTACATGTGCTACAAGGATGCAGTCAACGCCAAGTCGAACCAGAAGAATATCGGCACCATCAAGTCGTCCAATTTGTGCACGGAAATCATGGAGGTTTCCACACCAGATGAAACGGCTGTGTGCAACCTGGCGTCTCTGTGTCTCCCGACGTTCGTGAAGGACAGTTCCGATGGAACTGGGCCAGAGTTCGACTTTGACGAGTTGGGGAGAGTGACTCGTGTCGTGACTCGTAACCTGAACCGGGTCATCGACAAAAACTACTACCCGACTGAGGCGGCACGCAAGTCGAACATGCGTCACCGACCGATCGCCATCGGTGTTCAGGGCTTGGCTGACGTGTACCAGATGCTCGGTTTGCCTTTCGATTCCGACAAGGCCCGCTGGCTCAACAAGGAAATCTTCGAGTGGATTTACCACGAAGCACTCACGGAGTCGTGTCAGCTCGCTGAGGAAGAGGGTCCATACGAAACGTTCCAGGGTTCGCCGGCGTCACATGGTATTCTCCAGCCTGATATGTGGGGACCGGAGTTTAAGAAGTATGACATCATCCGCGAAATGGTCAAGACGCACGGTCTCCGCAACTCCCTGCTCGTTGCGCCGATGCCAACCGCCTCGACCGCCCAGATCATGGGCAACAACGAGGCTTTCGAGCCTTATACCACAAACATCTACCTGCGGCGTACCCTCGCCGGTGAGTTTGTGGTTGTGAATAAGCACCTGGTCCGTGACTTGCAGAAGCTAGGTCTCTGGAGCCCGCAGATGAAGACGGAGATTGTCCGGCACGGAGGGTCCGTCAGCCAGATTGACGGTATCCCGCAGAATATGAAGGACATCTACCGGACCGTATGGGAGATACCGCAGAAGAGCCTGATTGACATGTCGGCCGACCGTGGCGCGTACATAGACCAGTCCCAGTCACTGAACATCTTCATGGAGGATCCTACCGTTGCCAAGCTGTCGAGTATGCACCTGTACGGCTGGAAGAAGGGGCTCAAGACGGGCATGTACTACCTGCGCACGCGCCCCAAGGCCAAGCCTATCCAGATCACGGTCCCGGTCGAAAAGCCGACTGACGAGCAGGTACAGGCGTGCCGCCTCGATAACCCCGAGAGCTGCCTCATGTGTTCAGGTTAATTTCCCATCTAAATTCAAGATGAAGTCGTGCTGTAAGGCGGGCCCCAAGAACAAGGTTTGCATCCGCTTCACCAACAAGAAGATATTCAGCCTACCTAGGAAGTTCCCAAAGGTCAAGTGCCTGACAGGGCCCATCAAGGGGTTCACTATGCGTTCGAGTTGCGCACCATATAAAAACTGTAAAAAGTAATGGACCATGTGGTCGAAAGGGTAGTGGCCCACCTAGATATCGACACAAAATTAGCCTTGAAAGTTCCTCCAGGGAGGCTAATTTTGGATCAAAATTGGATCCCCAGGCACGAGTTCACATATGTGAGACGATCCCGGGCCCTATTTGAATTTGTAAATGGATTTCTCATCAAGTATAAAAAGATCAAGTTTTCTGGTTTCAGGACAATCCGGGGCGGCCCGTGGAGCAAGTCTCCACCGGGCGAGCCTATACTTGCGGCTTTCAATTTAGGATGGGAAAAGTGCAACGTATTTACAAATGGAGAACATATAGGAGTGAGTACGGCCCATATGATAACCTATAAAAAGGTAAAGTTCAAATAAAGCATGGACAATGTGAGACGGCGGGTCGTGTTGTTCTGTGACATGGATGCAAAAAGGGCCCTAGGGGTCCCGCCGGGTAAGCTGAGTGAGGACCGTGTGTGGAGGCTGTGTTACCTCTTGCGCTCTAGCGATGGACTTATTTACAATTTAGAATCAAAATCCCTTCACTGCTTCCGGATACCGGGCATGCATATAGTAAGACGTCCTATAGAATGCAACTGGGTGGACCGGCAGCTATGGGTCTTTAATGAGGGAAGAAATGAATATACAATAGAACTGACGTCAGCATCTGGTGAATATATATCCTTTCCGAGTCATACCGACCCTTTTTACACCGAACTCAACGTGTTACTCAAAGGTGAAGGTATCATCCCGTGCTTGGCCAGGTTGAATTCTACATTCTAGTTATTGTAGAGCCATCCGTGTGTTTGATGCAGTTCCCTGTAGTTGTTCATTAAAGCTGCTATCTTTCGCTCGAGGTTATTTCTTGTAGCCTCGAGGGCCGCCTTGCGGTTCAGGATGGTGGCGAGCTGGCGGCGGACGGCATTCTTGTTCACAGCCATGCTATTTTGGTAAGCCTTGAGCTTATTAGAATTCCAGT